CTTGGCGTTCCGCCGCAGCTTCTCGGTATCCCCGGCGACAACACGTATTCGAACTATTCCGAAGCGCGGCTTGCGTTCTGGGAAGATACCGTCACGCCGCTGACTGGTTTCATCGCGTCCAGCCTGACAGGATATTTTGCGCAATGGATCGACAGTGTGGAGTTGCGTCCTAACTACTCGCAAACGCCAATGGCGACAGAAAAGATGGCGCAGCGCTGGGCGAGCGCGGACACGTCAACGGAACTGACTGTTAACGAAAAGCGCGAAATGAAAGGCTTTGAGCCTCTGGCCGGCAAGGATGGCGACTTTGTTCTAATCAACAGCGGGCAAATTCCGCTATCTGCGGCAGGGCTGGGGCTTGGCTTTGATGAACCGCTAACCGAAGTTGAGGGCCAATAAGTGCCGCGCCGACTGCTTGGCCCTGATCGTGATCGCGAGCGCGCCCTGCAAGATCGCCTGCTGATCGGGCTGCAACGTCAATTCACCGGCAGGATCAAGCGCCAGCTTGACGCCCAATCGCGCGAGATGGTCACGCGGTTTGCGCGCACTGGCACTGTGCCGCCTGTCACTGACGAACACGAACAGGCAATGGCGGCGATTTACGCTGACATGGCGGCGGCTGGTGCAAGGGCGCTGGGCTTGCGCATTTTGGACCAAGGCAAATCGTTGGGCTATGCGCTGGAGACGAAGAGCTTTGCAGAAATGTTTGCGCTGTTCGCCTCGGACTATATTGAGCAGGAAATGGTCAGGCGCAAAATCACCAACGTTGTGCAGACAACCCGCGACAGCATCGTGAACGCAATCGCCAGGACGACGACAGACGGCACATCAATCGTCGCCACAGCCCGCGAGATTAGCCGGGTTGTCGGCGGCATTAACGCCATGCGCGCGGATCGGATTGCCCGTACTGAAACGCACGGGGCCGCCAATTACGGCGCCGACCGCGCCGCCCGATCAACTGGGTTGGAATTGCAAAAAGAATGGGTCGCTGTTGAGGATGCGCGAACCCGGCCAGACCATGCCGCAGCGGACGGCCAAACGGTTGAGATGGACCAGGCTTTTACGATTGGCGGAGAAGCACTGATGTTCCCCGGCGATTTCAATGGATCGGCTGGGCAAGTGATCAATTGCCGCTGTCAGGTGGCGCATATCGTCAACGATTGACGACGAATAATTGCCTAGACACAATGCGCTGAAATGCAAATTAACTGTGAGCGGCCATGCAACATCAGGCTTTTTCGTTCGAACTAAAGCGCGAACCGACCGACGATGGCGAATTCGAAGGCTATGGCGCTGTTTTTAACAGCGTTGACAACGGCCTTGACGTCATCGACCCCAAGGCATTCGACGGCACGCTTGGCGCGCGCAAGGTCAAGATGCTTTGGCAACACGACCCAAGCCAGCCCATCGGCGTTTTCGACAAGATCGACACCGACGACAAGGGGCTGCGCGTTCGTGGTCGCATTCTAAAAGACGTACAAAAGGGCGCGGAAGCGCTGGCGCTGCTGAAGGCTGGCGCGATTGAGGGGCTGTCGATTGGCTACCGCACAAAGGAAGCGGTTGACGAAGGCGGCGGGCGCATTCGGCGTCTGACCGACGTTGACCTGTTCGAAGTGTCGCTGGTGACGTTCCCTATGAACGAGGCGGCGGGCGTGACCGCAATCAAGTCAATTAAGACAATCAGAGAATTTGAGACGATCCTGCGGGACGCAGGGTTTTCTCGGAATGAAGCCAAGGCCGTTGCGGCGCATGGCTTCAAGGGCCTGGCAGGACATCGGGACGATGGATCAGCGGAGGCTGAGCGCAAGGCGGCCATGGTTGGCGCCATGCAGAAGTTGAAACGACTATCGGAGGGCCTGACAAATGGCTAATGAAATAGAAATGAAGGACGTTTTGTCGTCCATTGAGGGCGTGAACACCGCCTTCGAAGAATTTAAGAAAGCAAACGACGAAGCGCTTGCGGCGAAAGCCGACGGTAAATCGGTTGATGTGCTGATCGAAGAAAAGGTGGGCCGCATCGACGACGCGATGGACAAGCACCAGAAGCGGCTTGACGAATTCGAACTTTCGCAGAAGCGCCGCGCGTCGGTGCTGAAAGACGCCGATGGCAACGAAATCGACCTGGACCAAAAGGCGCACGATTGGGCGGCGACGCATAAGGGCGACAAGCGACCTGAAATCAAGGGCGAAGATCTGACGGCGTATGAAAAGGCGTTTAAGTCTTACATGCGGAAGGGCGACCGGATCATTGACGACGTTGAAATGAAGGCGCTGTCAGTCGGCACTGATGTGGATGGCGGCTATACGGTTCATCCCGACATGTCGGGCCGGATTGTGTCGCGCGTTTTCGAAACCTCGCCTATGCGGGCATATGCAAACGTGACGACGATCAGCACGGATGCACTGGAAGGCATGTACGACACCGACGAAGCTGCGGCAACGTGGGTCAACGAAACCGCGACCCGCTCGGAAACGGACACGCCGGAACTCGGCGCGTGGCGCATTCCCGTGCATGAACTTCAGGCAATGCCAAAGGCGACGCAGAAAATCCTAGACGACAGCGCGATTAACATCGAGCAGTGGCTGTCCGACAAGGTTGCCGACAAGATGGGCCGCACCGAAAGCGCAGCGTTCGTCACGGGTTCCGGCGTCAACCAGCCGCGCGGTTTTGCGACTTATGACGATTGGGCTTCGGCTGGCGTATATCAGCTTGATGGCATTGAGCAGTTTGACACCGGCGTGAACGGGGCATTTGCCGCCGCTCCAAACGGCGGCGATGTGCTGATCGATGCGATCTATGGCATCAAGGCGCAGTACCGGGCAAATTCGAACTGGTTCATGAACCGCTCGACCCTGAAGCTGACGCGGAAGCTGAAAGACAGTGACGGCGCTTATCTTTGGGCACCGGGTATTGCGGCTGGTCAGCCTTCAACGCTGATGGGTTACGGCGTGGCCAACTTTGAGGACATGGCCGACCCTGCGACCGGCTCGCTTTCGCTGGCCTTTGGTGACATGCGGGAAACGTATCAGATTGTCGATCGTCTCGGCATCCGGGTTTTGCGCGATCCTTACTCCGCCAAGCCGCACGTTTTGTTCTACACGACCAAGCGCGTTGGCGGCGACGTGATCAACTTCGAAAGCTTGAAGCTGATCAATATGAAGGCTTAAGACAGGTTCTCTTCCCTGTTACCGGCTGACTGGGCGTCCCTTCGGGGGCGCCCTTTTTTTGTTTATCCGTCGTCAACAGTTTTTTCCCTTTGTGATTGCAGGCGGCTTTCAAGCGCGCGGATCTGGTCCCAATCATCAGGATGCGCCCATACATCCCTGCGGATTAGCCCCGCCTCTTTGCGCTTGGCTCTGAAGCGGGCGGCGGCTTCTGATAGCTGCTTGCGGCGGGATGGGGTGGTCATGAGGTCAACAGCGCCATGATTTTTTTAGCCTGCGCTTCGCTGGTTTCTTCTGCTGGGATATTGCGAAGTTGTATTGACGCAGTTTCATCTAGCAATTCAGCGGTATAGCCCCCGCCCTTTTGATTGCGGCGCACAATGGCCACTGGCCGCGCGGCGTTACCCTTGAAAATTTGATAGCTTCCATTGTCGCCGCCGGTCATGGTGAGGTTTGTCATTTTCTTTTCTCCTATCAAGCTGATATTTTCAACGTGTAAGATTTGCAAACTACTGCCTTGAATACTTCGCCCGTCACATCATTCATCAATGAAACCTCGCCAGGAATTCGGTATTTCTTGCAATAGTTGCGCGCAAAATTTGCAGCAAGACCATTCATATGCTCTGCGCCGCGCTGGCAGTTTGCAGCCAGCTTCCATTCGGTGCCGTTTTCGTGAGTGGCGGTGAATGTTTCAGTTTTTTTTGCCTTGAAAGTCATCGTTTCGTTCCTTTGTTTGTCTCTGTTGCATTATGGATAATTGATTACCGGTCAACATGCAAGAGGAAAAACGCAGAAAGTTCAGATTTTTTACTAGCCTGATATCGTCCCTTTTTTGTTGGGACTAGCGCAGCGCCGCGCGCCTAGATATCATGTCTTTGCTTCCCATTGAGACGCCGCAATTCTGCGCCGTAGAAAATAAGGAAATGAACCATGCGAGACATGCTGAACAACAAACAGGTGGTGCACCTGGGCAACGTTGCCGTTTCTGGCACAACCCCGGCCACTTCCGATTATGTGGACGTTCGCGGATTTGACGCCTGCACTATCATTGTCGCTGCAAACACCGTGACCGATGCGGGCACTGCTTCGGGCTTCACCGTGACGCTTCAGGAAAGCGCGGACACGGCCGGCGCAAGTGCTGGCGCCGTTGCTTCTGTGGACGCTGTTGACGGGACCGTTACCGCGACAGTGACCAGCGACAGCGCGGACAACTCGATAGCAGGCGTGATGGGATACAAGGGCGGCGACCGTTACGTCGGCGTCACTGTCACCGGCACGACTGGCTCGAACGCGGATCTCAGCGTCTATGCGGTCCTGAATAAGCCGCACCGCGCTGCAACCACGGCGACCGGCACAGCCGTCTCGCGCACCTGATAAGGGCGGGGCTGGCTTTGGTCAGCCCTTTTCTCCATGACAGTCAAAGCAAAGATCACCAAAGAATATCGATGTGCCCCGCAAGGGCACACTGTCGAGACGTTCAAGGTCGGCACGATCGTCACGGGCCAGGTTGCCGAATGGGCTCTGGCTGACAGGGCTGCAAGTCGGATGATTGAGAAGCGCGGGCGCCCGCGCAAAAAGCCGCTGGAAACGCAGGCATTTGCCGCCGCGCCAGAAAACAAGGATGATGATTGATGGCCTCATTCACCAAAATCAACGACTTTGTTGAAGACCTGGGGAACGCCGTTCACAACTTCGGATCCCACATTTTGAAGGTCGCTCTTTCGAACACCGCCCCGGCGTCTGAAATTAGCAACCCAACGGCTGACGGAAATGGCGTTTTGGCGAACGTCACCGAGATTAGCTACACGAACTATTCGGACGATATGGCGACTGACCGCGTTTGCGAAAACGTCGGCTGGCTCCTTTCGTCTGGCACGGCGACGCTGGACGCGGATGACATTGTTATCACTGCCAGCGGCGGGGCGATTGCTTCCTTTCGTTACGTCTACATCTACAACGACACTGCGACGGGCGACCCGCTCATAGGCGTCTGGGATTATGGGTCTACTTTGTCGCCGTCAGCGGGCGACAAAGTGACACTCGACTTTGGCGATGATGGCGGGGCAGACGGCACTGTTCTGACGGTGACGTGATGTTGAGCACTCGTCGCAAAATCCAAAGCTTTCGGATCTGCCTTCACCCATTTGACTGGGGGCTTTCGCCCTTGGCGACAGATGCTTTTTGGGGCTACACATTCGGCCCATTCACAATCTCAATCCGCACGGAGTGAACACCATGTCAAACGATATCCTTGAAAAGTTCATTCGCGAAGAATACCTACCAGCTATCCACGAATACACATCGACAAATGCGGCTATGGACTTGCTGATGCGTCGCTACGTGGTGAAGTTCAAGCCAGACATTGACGCACTGCCTGCTGGCACTGTTCTGGATGCGCGCGACGACACTGCCGGGATTACAAAAGAGCAAATCCAGACATTCTTTGCCATTCTTGAAAGCTTGATGAATGCGCAGCCCGTTGGTTCGTCTGACGCTTTGATCGCGCAGCGCGTTCGCCCGATGAAGATCAACGGCTAAGAAATGGCGGGCGATCTTACGATTACTTACGACACGACGTCATCTGACACGGTGTCGAATGCGAGTGGTTGCGGTCCAGCAACTGCGATCAC